GAGACCATATTATTTTTACAGATGCATGGCATCCAGGCGTTATCAATGTAAAATATATGAGCGAACTTCTAAATATTCCCGTTGTAATGCATGGACTTTGGCACGCGGGTTCATATGACCCGTTTGACTTTTTAGGTCGTCTCATAGGAGATAAACCATGGATTCGTCATGCTGAGAATTCTATGATAGAATGTTATAGTCATAATTGGGTAGCTACGACAGCACATCGCAATATGATTAATGAAACATATGATATTTTATTTGATTTGCGTTGGAGTAGAACAGGTTGGCCTATGGAATATACAAAAGATATGATTAATTCAAAATCTTGGAACGAAAAAGAAAATATTATAGTATTTCCACATCGAATTGCTCCAGAGAAACGATTAGATTTATTTCAAGAATTAGCTGCACGTCTTGAATTAGCACACTATCAATTCTGTGTAGCTATGGAAATGAATTTAACTAAACCAGAATATCATAAATTGCTTCAACGAGCTAAATTTGCAGTATCATTTGCAGATCAAGAAACATTAGGCATATCAATGTATGAATCAGCTTGTGCTGGGGCATGTCCAATTGTTCCAGATAGATTATCATATACTGAAATGTATTCACCAATGTTTAAACGTGCGAATAGTATAGATGATGCAGTTCGAGCAATATTGGAATATGAAAATGCTGATATAACGACTAATATTAAAAACTTGGTTACGGAATTGCATGAGAACTTTTTTTCATCAACAAATTTAATTAATAAACTAAAGGAATACAATGAGCGAAGCTAAAAGATTCATATACTTTCCATCATTATCAGCAGGTTCGATGGTATCTGCTTTTAAGAAAGATATGAAGTTTTCAAATGGAGATCCGGTAAAGTTCTTCGACTCTCGATATCCAAAAGAATGGAGACACCCATACTTTTTGATAACGGCAGGACACCATTACAAAAAAATGGATTTTCGAGATCAATTAGGATTAGAAAAAGATGTATTAGTATTTGGAGATTCCGGAGGATATCAGATTGCAACCGGAGCATTGCCATATAGCAATGAACTTCGTGAAAAGATTTTTCATTGGTTAGAGGCAAATAGTGATGTTGCTGCAAATTTAGATATTCCACCTAAAACTAAATATAGAAACCAATTTGCAACATGTGCAGATATCAGTTATGATAATTTTGCTTGGTTTGAAAAACATCAAAGTGGTAAAACTAAGTTTTTGAATATGTTGCAAGGATCTAATGCTGATGAATATACTTGGTGGTATCATAAATTTAAGCATTTTGATTTTCAAGGATGGGCAATTGGTGGTCCACAAAAATTAGTTGACTTCATGTTTGCATTATCATTAATGCTTAAAGAAGGAGAATTTGAAAAAACTCGTAATGAATATCTTCACTTGTTAGGAATTAGTAAAATTTCCGATTTCTTCATTTTAGCAACAATGCAAAAATTGATGAATAAACATTATGGAAGTAGAATTACAGTAACAACGGATTCATCGTCCCCAGGACAATATCCAGTATTTGGAACATATCTTCATTCAACGAATTTTAAGACACAGACATTCTCTGAATTATATTTTCCTAAAAATGCAGAGTATCGTCGCAAATCACATATCAGACAAGGTAAAACTGGTGATGTAACTGGCATCGATTTAACGCAAACAGTACCATGTCAATTAGGATGTCCTGCGTGTGCCGACTTTACATATGAATACTTAGGAGGAAAAACGGATACAGGATTAGATAGATATTCTCAAGAAGCTATGCCTAGAATGGTTGTGCATAACACGCATTTATATGTAAATGCTGCAGAAGAGATAAATCAACTAGTTGATAGTCACGTTGAATTGTTAGAAACGGTAGTACCTAAGGATTTGTATGATGTGATATTATCATTACATGAAATGTTTGCAGATCCAGATGCAGCTCCGCATATCTACGAAAAATACATTAAAACATATAAAAAATTCGGCGGTGATAGTATATCTACTACGGATGCTGAAAACTTCAATAAATTCTTTAAATTTTAATCAGGATAAAAATGGAAAAAAGTAAATTACAATCATTAATTAATCGTTACTATTTAGCAGGTAATTGTGAAGCTGTTAAATTGAAAGAAAATGCTGAGGGCATTAATTGTGAATTGATAGATATGGATCAAACAGTTGTAGGTAAGATTCAATGGAAAACGACTCCTTTCATGAAAGGTGAATTAGGAATCAATCATACCGGAGCTCTAATAAAAATGTTGTCAGCATTAGGTGAAAATATTAATATAGATGTAAAAGATGTTGCAGGTAAGAATTATGCAATGAAGATTAGCGAAGGTAATACTGAAGCAACATTTATGTTAGCTGACACGACAGTAATCCCAGCAGTACCATCAATTAATTCTGAACCAAATTATCAAATTCAAATTCCAGTTAATGAAGAATTTGTAACTAGATTTATCAAAGCAAAAAATGCATTACCAGATGCGAAGAATTTTGCAGTACAGGTAAAAGGAGGTACAATTCGATTTATTATTAATTATAGTACCGTAAATGCAGACAATATTGCATTTGAAGTAGGAACAACTCCGGGAGAAGATATGGATCCAGTATGTTTTTCGGCTGATAAATTGAAAGAAGTATTGGTAGCAAATCGAGGAGACTCTGGTACGCTTCATGTATCTCCAGATGGATTAGCTCGTATTGAATTTTCTGGATCGGATTTTGATTCAACATATTGGTTAGTAATGTTACAGAATTAATTATGATAGTTAACGTAGTAAATAAATCAACTAATGCACTTCCCGAATACGAAACTCCGGGAAGTGCCGGATTAGATGTTCGTTGCTCAGAAGATTTTTCAATTGATCCGACCGGCCGAGCATTAGTACCAACCGGATTGTTTGTAGAAATTCCACATGGTTATGAGATACAAGTAAGACCTAGAAGTGGATTAGCAATAAAACATGGCGTTACGGTTTTAAATACGCCGGGAACAATTGATGCTGACTATCGTGGAGAAATTGGAGTAATTTTAATTAATCATGGTCCTAGAACTGTACAATTTTCAAAAGGAGATCGTATCGCTCAATTGGTTTTATGCAAAGTAGAACATATCGAATGGTTACCGACAGAATCATTAACTGGTACGAAACGAGGAGATAAAGGATTTGGATCAACAGGAGGAAAATAAATAATTTATGTTTAATACAACAGAAAACACACTTTGGGTCGAATCATTTCGTCCGGATACATTAGAAGGATATATCGGTAATGAACACATCATTGAGAAAGTTCGTATTTTTATTAACAATGGGGATGTTCCTCACTTGTTATTTTATGGGACGGCAGGTACCGGTAAGACTACATTGGCAAAAATCATTGCTGGATCAGTGGATGCCGACCTCATGTATATAAATGCATCTGATGAAAACTCTGTTGATGCGGTTCGAGATAAAATTAAGCGTTATGCATCAACAGTAGGATTCCGTCGATGGAAAATTATTATTTTAGATGAAGCAGATTATTTGACACCAAATGCTCAAGCTGCTCTTCGCAATTTAATGGAGACTTATAGCAAAACGACAAGGTTCATCTTAACATGTAACTATGTTGAAAAGATTATTGATCCTATACAATCTCGTTGTCAGACATTTGCTATCACTCCTCCAAATAAAACCGATGTAGCAAAACGATTAGTATCAGTATTAGAAGAAAAGAATGTTAGCTATGATATTAAGGATGTAGCAGCAATTATTAATTCATCATATCCGGATATCCGACGTGCTATTAATGCAGCTCAAGCATCTGTTGTTAACGGCAATTTGCAACTAGATAAAGCAAGTGCAATTCAAGCAAATTATATGACTGAAATATTAGATGTACTTCGAAATCTTAAAGATAAAAAGTCAGCGTTTAATCAGATTCGTCAAATTATTGCAGATAGTAAAGTAAGAGATTTTACGGCATTGTATACATTTTTATATGATAATTTAGATGAGTTTGCTCACGGACATGTAGCACCATGCATATTAATTATTGCAGAAGCACAGTATCAAGGAGCACATGTAGTTGATCAGGAGATTAATATAATGGCAATGTTTACAAAAATTTTAGCAGAATTATAATTAATCTGAATATCTTTATCTATTACAATTATATTTATATTAAAAGGACATATATGTATATAGTTAAATGTATTAATTGTAACATGGAAGTTGAATTTAAGTATAAAGCTAGATTTGATAAAATCAACCATACAACATTTAAATGTAGTAAATGTAGAAAATTGGTACAAAAAAATTGCGTTATATGTGATACGTTATTTTTTACATCGGATAATGGAAAAACTTGCAAACCTGCATGTAAAATGAAATTAGTAGCATTAACTATTAGTAACGGCCAGTATGAAAATATTTCACAAATTCCAACTATTAAACAAAAAGTAACAAATAAAGGCCGATATTTTTCAAAAATTGATGTAACTGGTATAAATAATCCACATTATGGTTATACACATTCAGATGAAACTAAACGAAAACAAAGATTACGTAGATTAAAATCATTAAATACAAAAAAACCATGTTATCCCGGTTATAATAAGATTGCATGTAACCGAATCGATGAATATGGATATAAAAATGGTTATAATTTCCAACATGCAGAAAATGGAGGCGAATATTTTATTGAACATCTAGGATATTATGTTGATGGATATGATAAAGAACAAAATGTAGTTATTGAATATGACGAAAGACATCATTTTAAACATGGAAAATTGCGTCAAAACGATATAAAACGACAAAAAGAAATTGAAGAATATTTAAAATGTAAGTTTATACGAATAAGTGAATTTGATTATGAGTAAATTAAATGTTAATATTGGCCCAAACGATATGCAGCCAATACAATGCAAAGAATGTGAAGGATTATATTTTCGACAAGTAATGGCAATTAATAAAGTATCGAAATTTCTAACGGGTGGTGATAAAGATACAATGGTTCCAATACCAGTTTTTCGATGTGATGATTGCGGTTCTATTCCAGAAGAATTTCAACCAATTAAAGTAAAAAAATAATGTCTAGTCCATATCATAAAGATAATATAACAATTGTGTTTAAAACATCGAATCGAAGCAATGCTAAAACCAAAATGAAAACATTGCGCAATAAAAGCATCGACGATGTATTGGACCGTAAAATACCAGGTATTCCAGATAATGCAGTTATATTAGAAATGGGCATAGGACCAAATTTTGAATCACAATGGCGAACTAAATATAAATTATAAAAATGGCAGAAAAAAAGGGTGCATCAATCTTTGATTTTATCGAAGGCGTAACAAGCAAAAAGAAATCTTGGAATAAATGGAATGAAACTGATCAAAAATCATTTTCTCCATTCATTGTTAACCGTTGGTTATCTATGCGTCAGGATTTAGTTGAATTTATTAATGAGTTACAAACATATACAATCGGAGTGTTACGACCACAAGAAACCTATCAATTATACTATGAACTACTTCCAAATAATAAAGTATTTGCAAAGTACGTTAAAGGTAAAAAAGAAGATAAGTTTTCAGACAAACTAATTTCTCAAGTTGCAGAACATTATCAAGTGAGTCGATTAGAAGCAACTGAATACGTCGAATTGATGAATCAAGATCAATGTGCCCATCTGCTAGCATTATATGGATATTCTGATAAAGAAATAAAAACTTTAATTAAAGGAGTACGTAAATGAGTGTAAATACACAGTCTCATTATAAAGGCAAAGATAGTTTGTATAAATTTGCAGAAGATTGGAAACTTAATAGCTATGAATTTGATATCATTAAACGCATTGTAAGATGCCGACATAAAGGATCTTTTTCGGAAGATTTAAAAAAAACCAAAGATTTGATTGATATTTATCTTAAAGAACAATCTACATTTTATTCTGATATTACAAAATAGTATGAGTGCTAGCAGTAATGTTAGCACTTTTTTACTGTTCGGTTGTTTTCTAACATAATTTTTCATATATTATAGTATGAAACAAGGAAACTATATTAATCCAGTATATAAGTTATCATTGCGAGAAGCTGATTCAGTACCACGCAGGATATCATATTCACAATGGTCTATGTTTGAACGTTGTCCATTATCTTGGAAGTTAGCATATATCGACGGATTAGCGCCATTTCAATCTAGTATAGAAACATGTTTTGGCACGGCATTTCACGAAACATTGCAACATTATCTTACCGTAATGTACACGGATACAGTTAAGCGGGCCGATGCATTAGATTTTCGTAGTATATTAACAAACAAGCTACGTGAAGAATATACAAGATGTGTTGGCGAATCTAATGGAGAACATTTTTCAAATCCGTTACAGATGGCAGAATATCTAGAAGATGGTGTTGCTATTCTAGAATGGTTTAAGAAACGACGCAAACAATATTTTTCTACAAAGGATTATGAGTTAGTTGGTATCGAAATGGAATTATGTGAACCAGCATCTGAGACAAATTCTTCAGTTTATTGGTACGGGTTTATTGATTTAGTTATACGACATATTCCAACCAATACCATTTACATATACGATATAAAAACGAGTCGCGCAGGTTGGAATAAATATCAAAAATCAGATTCTTTAAAGATGGCACAATTGATTGCTTATAAAAATTATTTTTCAAAGCAATTTGGAGTTCCGAAGGAAAACATTGTAGTTGAATTTTTTATAGTTAAAAGAAAGCTTATAGAAGATTCAATGTTTCCGCAAAAGCGTGTACAATTATTAAGACCAGCATCGGGTACGGTAACACAACGAAAAGTACAAAAACATATTGATAATTTTATAGAGCATTGTTTTGATGCTGATGGCAATAAATTAGCAGATCGACAGTATGAAGCAATTTCAGGTAAAGGCGATAAAAATTGCAAGTATTGTCCATTTAAAACTGATTATGCAAATTGTCCTAAAGAAAATAGGATTCGTATTGATAAATCATTATAATATAGTATGATTCAGTTTAAACATAAACATACATATGTATATGGTTTCGAGCTTCAAAAACGAGCGCCATTTGTAGGTTGGGAGAAATGTGAATACACATTACTAACTGATATAACGGATCCTAATTGTAAATCTAATCGGATGTTATTAGAATCAATGCTTCGTTTAGTATATGGTCATTTACCTAAAAGCGTTAAATTTTTATATGAAAAAATAAAATGACAAAAATAGCAGTTATAGGAAATACGGGTTGGCAAAATAAAAGAAAAGTTCAACAAACTCTGCAAGAGTTAAAACGTAAGTTCTCTGATGAATTATTAATAATAGGTGCTGGAGGAAACGAAGGCGCTAATAGTATGGTTAGAAAATATGCATTGGAATTTGGAATTAAGTATAAAGAATATAATCCTTCGTTTTCAGGATACAATTTATATTCTGCTATGCCAGAATCATATTACGGAAAGCAGTATCATTTTAGTCAGTTACATCATCGCATGAAATTAATTGCTCAACATTGCGATTACATGATGATTATGACTAATGAAGAAGCATTAGATCCTGTATTGAAAACTGCATACAATGATTCTAAAAAATTAAACAAACCGGTAGTAATACTGGGATAAACATATTTATAATAAAGTTATAAGGAATAAAATGGAGTTACCGAAGTTACAAAAAATCGACCCGAATAAGCCTACAAAGAAAAAAATTCTTTTGTTGTCTGATGATTTTCGTTTACCATCAGGAATTGGCACAATTAGTAAAGAAATTATTTTTAATACCGTTAAAGAATTTGATTGGGTACAATTAGGTGCAGCAATCAATCATCCAGATGCTGGAAAGGCTTTTGATTTATCTCAGGAAATTAGTCGAGAAACAGGAATTGAGGATGCATCCGTAAAATTAATTCCGTGGAATGGTTATGGTGATAGAAATATACTATTTGCAATTTTAAATCAAGAACAACCTGATGCAATTCTGCATTTTACAGATCCTAGATATTGGACTTGGTTATATGCACTAGAACACGAAATCAAAACAACATTTAATATTCCTATTACATATTATTCTATTTGGGATGATCTTCCATATCCAATGTGGAACGCGCCTTTTTACGGCTCATGTGATATGATTATGGGAATTAGTAAGCAATCTGATAATATTCACAGAGAAGTGCTAAAACAGAATGGTTTTGGTGTTGTAGATTACGATGATGGGGATTCAGTACCTGCAGATATTAAATGGAATGAAATAGTTACGGGGTTTGTGCCTCATGGATTAAATCATAATACTTTTATTCCAGTTTCTAAAGATAGTGCAGAATATAAAAAGATGCATGAACAAATCAAAACAAAAAATGGAATTGATTTTGTTGTTATGTGGAATAATAGAAATATTCGAAGAAAGCAACCAGGAGATTTAGTATTAGCATTTAAACACTTTGTAGACAAACTACCTGCAGAACAACAGTCACGTGTTGGATTATTAATGCATACACAAGCAGTTGATGAGAATGGTACGGATCTACGGGCAGTCGCAAATATATTAGCTCCGAATTGTAAAGTTATTTTTTCAGAACAAAAGATGACTGCTGCAGATTTAAATTTAATGTATAATGTAGCTGATGTTGTAGTGAATATTGGATCTAATGAAGGTTGGGGGTTGAGTTCGACCGAAGCAATGCTTTCAGGAACTCCTATTATTAATAATGTAACGGGTGGATTGCAAGATCAATGTGGGTTTACTGATGAAACTGGAGAATGGATTCGATTTGACGGAGAATTTTCTACCAATCATACCGGAAAATATAAAAATCATGGACAATGGGCTAAGCCGGTATTTCCTAGTAATAGATCATTGCAAGGATCACCAATGACTCCATATATTTTTGATGATCGAGCTAATTTTGAAGATGTTGCTGATGCTATTATGTATTGGTATGAAATGGATGAAGCACAGCGAATGGTATATGGTATGATGGGCCGTAGTTTTTGTTTTGATAACGGCTTAACTGCAGAATCAATGGGTAATAAGATGATTGAGATGTTTAATTATCTTTTTAATGCACATAAACAACGAAGACCAATGTATACTTTAAATAAAGTAGAAACTCCTAAATATGAACAAACAGGAATAGTAGCATAATGAGAAAAGTAGTTATAGCGTCGCCAGTAGCGACACAAAGTGGTTACGGACACCACGCACGTGAAATTATATCAAATTTTATAGAACATGGTGATTCTGATTGGGATGTTAAATTAATTTCACTTCCATGGGGACATACACCAATGACATATCCAATATCTACGGATTGGCAATTAAGAATTATACCATTGCCATTAACCGAACAACCAGATATATGGGTTCAAATTTCAGTTCCAAATGAATTTCAAGCAGTAGGAAAATTTAATGTAGGAGTAACGGCGGGAACTGAAGGAGACATTTGCCAACCAGAATGGATTGAATGTATTAATCGAATGCAAGTTACTATAGTTCCTAGTACGTTTACTAAACAAGTATTCGAAAACACTGCAAAGAAACATAATTTAACTATAACTACTAACTTGCAAGTAATTCCTGAATATTTTAATGAAGATATATATTCAACAAAGAACGTAACTACAGAAATTACGCAACTTAATGAAATTAACGAATCATTTGCATTTTTAACGGTTGGGCATTGGTTAACGGGGCAATTGGGAGAAGATCGTAAAAATTTAAGTGGATTAGTTCATCGATTCTTTGAAACTTATAAAAATACAAAATCTGCACCTGCACTGGTTATGAAAACTAGCGGTGCTACATATAGTATTATGGATCGAATGGAAATTGAAAATAAAATCAATCAAATTCGTGAAATGTTTGGTAACGCAAAATTACCTAGCGTATACATATTACATGGAGAATTATCCGATGAAGAAATGAATGCATTGTATAATCATCCTAAAATAAAAGCAATGGTATCATTTACCAAAGCAGAAGGATTCGGACGTCCTTTGTTAGAATTTTCAACTACGGGAAAACCAATTATTGCTCCGCATTACTCGGGTCAGGCAGATTTTTTAAAGAAAGATTTTATTTGTGCTGTACCTGGTGTATTAACCCCAATACATCCTTCTGCGCAAAATGAATGGTTAATAGGCGACGCAAAATGGTTTACGCCAGATTATGGTTATGCTGGTAAAATGTTAAAAGAAGTAGAAAAGAATTATAAAAAATGGTGCGATATATCAAAACGTCAACGATATTTTGTTAATAGTACTTTTACTAAAAGCGCCGTTGTTGATATCTATAAAAACGTTTTACAAATTGTAAGCGCCGGGGTATCTAGTATACCAAAATCTGTAGAACTTAAGTTACCGCAGTTAAAACAAGTACAATTGCCTAAATTACAAAAGGTTGGAAAATAATTTAAAATAACATATAATATATTATGAAAATAAGTTATGCTGTAACCGTTTGTAATGAATTTATTGAAATTCAACGATTATTAATCTTTTTATTAGAACATAAACGATCGCAAGACGAAATCGTAGTTCAAATGGATTTATCATTAGATGATCTTAACGATATGCCCCAAGATAAAAGACTGGTTTGGCAGTATATCATGAAACACAATGAACAAGGAAATTGCCGAGTTATATTTAATCCATTAAGAGGCGATTTTGCATCATTTAAGAATCATTTGAAAGAACAATGTACAGGTGATTATATTTTTCAAATCGACGCCGATGAAATTCCATGCACTCCAATTATTGAATCGTTACCATTCATCTTAGAACAAAATCCTGAGATAGAAGTGTATCTTGTACCAAGAGTTAATACTGTCGCAGGGCTAACTGATACACATATTCAAAAATGGAGATGGAATGTGAATAGCGAAGGTTGGGTTAACTGGCCTGACTACCAATGGCGCATTTTTAAAAATACTCCTAGTATAATCTGGAAAAATAAAGTGCATGAGGTACTAGATGGATATAAACAGTATACACATCTTCCCATGGAAGAAGATTACTCACTATATCATCCGAAAACGATTGATAGACAAGAAAAACAAAATAATTTTTACGATACATTATGAGTAATAAAACGTATACCGATTTAGAACGAGAATTCATAGATTCTAAAGATTTAAAAGTAGAAGATATTTTAAATCTAGTAGAAAAGTTCATCAAACATAAAGATTCATCTAAAACGTGGGAAGCCGGTAAAGATTTAGTTCAATATGCTGGAAATTATTTTGATGAAAAAGAATATGTAGCAGCAGTTAAAACGTTACTAGGAGGATGGTTAGTTTTAGGACAAGAAGGTATACGTTTCGAATCCAGATTTCCTAAACGATTAGGTAAAAAATTAGGAATTTTAACGAACAGTGGATCTAGTGCAAATTTATTAATGTTAGCAGCATTAACCTCAAAACGAGGAATGAATTTACCGAAAGGAACTAAAGTATTAACTCCAATTGCTGGATTTCCTACAACAATTAATCCTATTTTGCAGTTAGGATTTACTCCAGTATTTGTAGATATCGAATTAGAATCTTTGAATTTAGACTTAGATCAAGTAGAACAAAAATTAAAAGAAGACCCAGATATTAAAGTTATAACATTTGCACATGTTTTAGGAAATCCTCCTAATATGGATCGTTTAATGGAATTGGTTGAAAAATACAATTTAATTTTATTAGAAGATTGTTGCGATGCATTAGGTTCAAAATACAAAGATCAGCCATTAGGAACATATGGCAAAATGGCCAGTTGTTCATTTTATCCAGCACATCATATTACTATGGGTGAAGGCGGTTTTGTTGCATGTAATGATTTAGAAACGGAGCGAATTTTAAGAAGTTTTAGAGATTGGGGTCGAGGCTGTTATTGTGTAGGAAAACAAAATCAGTTAGAATGCGGAATGTGTAATCAACGATTTAATAATTGGTTACCAGCTCTGCCAAATGACGTATTCGACCATAAATATGTTTACGAAGAAATTGGTTATAATTTAAAACCAATAGAAATGCAAGCTGCTATGGCATTTGTGCAAATGCAAAAATTAGAAGAAATAGGTCAAATTCGAAGAAAAAATCACGCATTAATTGTTGATATTTTTAAATCATATGAACAATTCTTTTATTTACCAAAAGCAACAGAACACGCAGATCCAGATTGGTTTGCTGTAGCATTAACGGTAAAAGATGGTGCTGGATTTACGAGAGCCGAATTTTGTCAATTTTTAGAATCACACAAAATACAAACACGGCCATATTTTGCTGGTAATATTATGTTACAGCCAGCATATCAAGGATTAATGGATCCTGAACAAGTAATCAATGATTTTCCAATAGCCAGAAAAGTTACAACCGATACATTCTTTTTAGGTTGTAGTCCAGTTATTACAGAAGAACAAATTGCATATATTAAAACAATTGTAGATAAATTTTTTAATTTTAATTTTAAGAATAAATAATGAAAAAGAAACGAGCATTAATTACAGGTATCGGCGGGATGGATGGATCTCATTTAGCCGAATTTTTATTATCAAAAGATTATGAAGTATTTGGATTAGAACGAAGAAAAAGTACACCATATACTCCGAATTTATTCAAAGTATCCGATCAAATTCATATGTTGAAAGGAGATTTATCGGATCAAAATTCATTAGTTCGCGCAGTTAAAGATAGCGAACCGCATGAAGTTTATAATTTAGGAGCACAATCCTTTGCTGGAGAAAGTTGGGGAACGCCGGAACAAACTTCAGATATAACCGGTTTAGGTGCATTACGCGTTTTAGAAGCTATTCGCGAATATGGAAATAAAAACACTAAATTTTATCAAGCATCGTCATCTGAAATGTTTGGTAAAAAAGGTGGTACTGCTAATGAATTAACAGATTTCCATCCATGTTCGCCATACGGTGTAGCAAAATTATATGCGTATTGGATTACTAAAAACTATCGAGAAAGTTATGGTATATTTGCAGTAAATGGAATTTTATTCAATCATGAATCAGAACGTAGGGGTGTAGAATTTGTAACACGAAAAATTACCGATGGAGTTGCTCGTATACATTTAGGATTAGCAGATCATATAACATTAGGAAATATCGAATCTAAAAGAGATTGGGGATATGCGCCTGATTACGTAGAAGGAATGTGGATGATGCTTCAACAAGATACTCCGGAAGATTTTGTTTTAGCAACTGGTAAAACATATTCAATTAAAGAATTTTTAGATTATTCATTTGCGTGTATTGGAATTGATAATTGGAGTAAATTTGTTAAATTTGACAGTAAATTATTACGTCCAGTAGATCCGATGTGTTTATTAGGCGATGCATCAAAAGCAAAAGAAAAATTAGGATGGGAACCTAAAACCAGTTTGGAACAAATGGTTAATATAATGGTAACTAATGATATTAATTTATTAAAAAATAATACAAAGTAAATATATGGAAAATAACATCAAAGTTGTAAATTTAGGCGAACATTATGTTTCGGATTTTATTAAATCAGAATCCGACTATACCGGCCGAGAAAAATATAGTTTAGATTTAGTATTAAACGCTGAAATTGGCGCTGCTAGATTAACGGGAATGCCACCAAATGAAACGATGTGGGGTAAGTATTGGTATCGTTCAGGAATTAATGCTACTATGACTAAAGAATTAGGAAACATTGTAGATGAAATAACATCTCGAGTAAAACATCAATCAGGTGACATATGGTTAGATATTGCATGTAATGATGGAACTTTATTAAAGCAAGTACCTGATACTTATAGTAAAATAGGTATCGATCCTGCAGATGATACTTTTGTTAACGAATCATCTAAAGTAGCTACAATTGTACAAGATTATTTTAGTTACGACGCATATCAACGTACGGGGTATGGCGATAAAAAAGTCAAAGTTATAACGACGATTGCTATGTTTTACGATCTATTAGATCCACATCCTTTTATTAATGATGTTTGTAAAATATTAGATGATAATGGAATATGGGTATTACAATTGTCATATACTCCATTAATGATTAAACAATTGGCATTTGATAATATTTGTCACGAACACGCATATTATCATTCAATTGGTTCATTTAAAAAATTATTTGAGAGTCATGGACTAAAAATAGTCGACTGCAGTTTAAATGATGTTAATGGAGGTAGTTTCCGAGTTTATGTACAAAAAGAAACGGCTGACGTTACATCATTTGGTACTAGTCCATTAAGAGATGTATGTAAATTTAGAGTAGATTCGTTACTAGAATATGAAACTACATTCTATAATATGAATGATTTAAATATATGGAAAAAGTTTCAGTCGGATATTGAAGAACTTAAAGAACAAACCGTAAACTTTATTAAACAAGAAAAAGCTAAAGGTAAAGTAATTTGCGGATATGGCGCATCGACAAAAGGAAATACATTATTACAATGGTTTGGATTGGATCATACAATGATAGATGCAATTGCAGAACGTTCCCCATATAAATTTGGATTAAAAACAATTGGAACTAATATTCCTATTTTATCGGAAGAAGAAGTTAGAGCAATGAAGCCAGATTATATGTTAGTACTTCCGTGGCATTTTATATCTGAATTTGTACAAAGAGAAGATGAATATTTGTCAAATGGTGGTAAATTTATCGTTCCATGTCCTAAGTTTGAGATAATTGGAAAATAATGAAAATATACTACATAAATAGTAAACAAAAAAATTGCGGGGTGTATCAATACGGGTTACGTATCTGGGATACCCTGCAACATTGTGATTTAGATATTGAGTATTTTGAAATAGAAACGTTGCAAGATTTTAATCAATTAAATTTATCTCAAGTTAACGTATTGTTTTTTAATTGGATTGAAGGAGGACCAACCGGACCATATGGTTGGTTAAATCATGGACTTCTTCAACATATAAAAAATAATTTTCCGGATTTAAAAACAGTAACAATAATGCATACGCCGGATTTTCATACTGCTACGTTTGATTATTATATTGATCAAGATCCATTAAAAAATGGTTTTACGAGGCCATTATATAAATACGATCTTAGTAAACCTAAACCGAAACATGATGTTGTACATATTGGTTCATTTGGTTTTGCTGGAGAACGTAAAGGGTTTGATGACTTAGTAAAATTAGTAAACGAGCAATTTGAAACTGCACAAATTAATATTCACATTACTAGAGCATATTATGGCGATAATGATGGTGTTGGTCAAAATGCAGATATTGAAAGAATGAGATCGGTATCGTTAAAGCCTGGAATTAAATTAAATATTACTACCGAGTTTCTTTCAAATGAAGAAATTTTAGATTTTTGTTATAACAATGATTTAATGGCATTTGCATATCGGTACGGACGAGATATTTCCGGAGTTCCTGATTATGTAATATCTACTAATACTCCATTAGCAATTACCAATGTAGGTATGTTTAATCCGGTTTACGATCCTAATATAGATATGGCATTACATACATTACCAGAAATATTAGAATTTAATAAATCAACTAACTATGTAGAAAAATTGCGAGAAGAATGGTCTCAGGAAAATTTAATTGATACGTTTAAACGTTTAATAGAATTTGTAACAGCATGAAAACATATTCACAAGTATATCAAGATCAATTTGCACTAAAACTTATCGGGAATGACGGGTTTTTTGTAGATATCGGCGCCGGATTTGATCACACCGGAATCAATAGTAATACATTGCTTCTAGAAGAAGCTGGTTGGAAAGGCGTATGTATCGATGGAGACCCAGCATCAGCAACAAATCGTCGTAATGTAAGTATAAATTCGGATGTATTAACTGTTCTTATACCTCAAACGGAATTACGAGATATTTTTAATTTTTATGAAGTGCCAAACGTAATTGATTACATATCATTAGATATCGATCCAACATCAATCGTTGGATTAGAAAATTTTCCTTTTGATTCGTATGAATTTAAAATAATGACATTTGAACATGATTTTTATGCTGGGGGCAATGAGTCTAAAACAAAATCATATGATATTTTATCATCAAACGGATATATTCGATTATGCGACGATGTTAAAGCACCAAATGGTAGTTTAGGATTATGGGATGATACTAATTACTTCGAAGATTGGTGGATTAATCCAAAATATTTTTCAAATGAATTTATATCGAATAATTACTTTGAAAAATGCACTGGACTTCATATTATAGAAAATATTAAAAATAAATAACGTTATATGTTAAAGATTAGTTTAGATGAATCGTATGTATTTGATTTACTATCAATTTATGAAGTAAAATTAGAAAAAAGTACCGGTGCAGCCAATGAAAAATTAAAAACTTCATATCAGTTATTAAGTGATGAAATAAAAAATCAAATAGGAATCGATAAATTTAATCAAATAAAAACTAGCAGTGAATATGAAATGTTACGAAATACCAATGCATTAGTGTTTGAATTAGTCGATAGAGCCCATGAATCTGAATTATCTACTATAACTGCTAACGCAAATTACGACCGTTATTTAAAAAAAATAGCAATACAAGAAAAATTTTTCGAAACTGAATATACTGAGATAAAATTATGAAGTTTTTAATGGGAGGCAAATTAGGTGATTTTGTTCATTCATTATTTGCTGTAAAAAATTTATGCGAACTTCATAATGAGTCGGCTGATTTATACATGTACGACATAGGATGGGAATTTGGAATTGAAAATACATATCAAGAGTTGTATGATATAATTATGCAACAGCCATATATTAAAAGTTTCGGAATATATGATAATTACGTTAAACATGAAGTTCCGGCAGAATATATTGATTTAGGACGATATATCGACTCAGAACTATTATATCAAACGTGTTGGTCAAATATTTATCAAAACATGTTTAAATTTACGATAAATGGCGACTATAAATGGTTAACGTATAATAAACTCGATACCATTTTACAAAACAAAATATTAATACAACGTAAAGCTAATGTAATGCGTAATCTAGATTTTCCATATGAACAATTAATTGATCATTATGGTAAAGACAACGTATTATTTATTTCGTCTACCATTAATGATTATAATGAATTTCCGTATAAACATTTAGTTGAATTTTACAAGGTAACAACTTTAGATGAATGGTTTACTTCTATTAATTCATGTAACATGTTAATCGCAAATTTATCAGCCCCAGCTGCTATAGGACATGCATTAGACAAAAAAAGAATTATTGAATTACCAAATCAAATAGATTTTATGCATTGTATTGGAGAAGAACGATATTCTGATAATGTTTATTGGTTTTTAAATGAAAATACGCACAATTTAGTATGAAACCTTTTGTAATTTACACATATGATTATGATCCGGGGGTTGGCGGAATCAAAGTAATGCATAAATTATGTCATTTACTAAACCAAATTGGTTATCCTTGTTATTTAATGCCAATCCATGTACGAGATACATTTAATGTATGTTCCGATTACAATACGCCGTTAATAACTCAAGAAATATTTGATAACATTTCTGATGCAATTGTAATATATCCGGAAGGAATTCATTATAATCCATTGAATTCAAAAAATGTAGTAAGATGGATATTAGGCCCGGCAAATCAAACAGATTATAATACATATTCAGATACGGATTTAATATATTGGTACATGGATTATTATTATACTGACGAATTAGGATCGCGCGAAAATCAATTAATGATAACAGAATTTCATTCGAATATATTTCAAAATAAAAATGTATCTAGAAACGGAAGTTGCTATTCTATACGAAAAGGAAATCCAAAATCATTAGTACACCCAGCTGACTCGATTGAAATTAAATTTCATGATGCTGGAAATTTATCAAATATATCAAGTATATTTAATGCAACTGAAAAATTTTATTGTTACGATAATTATACTTTTTTATCTATACAAGCAGCAATGTGCGGTTGTATAAGTATAGTAATCCCAGACGGAACAAAAACAAAAGAAGAATGGTTAATGGGATCTAGGTTTAATCCATATGGGGTAGCTTTCGGCGAAACCGATATTGACAGAGCAATAGAAACGTTGCCATTGTTGTATAAAGAAATTGAAATAGCTGAAGAAGATATGATTAAACAAGTTAATAAGTTTGTAGAACGATGTAAAGAAAGATTTATATGAAAGTAGTTTATGTGACCGGATGTTTAGGATTTATAGGATCCTATGTGACACGTACATGTTTAGAAAAAGGTTGGTATGTTAAAGGCGTTGATAAAATTACATACGCTGCAAATAAAGATTTATTAAATGAATTTAAAACGTATCCAAATTTTTCTTTTGTACATTGTGATATCAATGATTTAAAATTTTTATATGATTGCGATTATGTAATTAATACTGCTGCGGAAACGCACGTTGGAAATTCAATTGTTAGCAGTTCCGAATTCATCAAATCAAATATCGATGGCGTTCATAATTTATTGGAACTTATTAAGAATCATCGGGGAGAACATTCCAAAAAACCAGTATTATTACATTTTAGTACAGATGAAGTATATGGCGATATTGAAACTGGAGAACATACAGAAGAACACTTACTGAAACCTTCAAATCCATATTCAGCAACTAAAGCGGCTGCAGATATGTTAATATTAGCATGGCAACGTACACACAATGTTCCATACATAATTGTTCGTCCTACAAATAATTACGGCATTGGCCAGTATGTAGAAAAACTAATTCCTAAAGCATGCAAATTATTAACATTAGGCAAAAAAATACCATTACATAATGGTGGTACTCCCGTTAGAAATTGGCTACATGCACAAGATACTGCAAATTCTATAATTACAATCATAGAATCTGGCGTCGAAAATGAAATTTTTAATATATGCGGTGGTTTTGAACAAAGTAATTTGGAAACCGTTGAAAAACTTCTTATATTAAATAATATTGATATAAACGATATTGAACAATATATAGATTTATCATATAATAGACCCGGGATGGACGTTAGATATTCATTAAATGATTTTAAACTAAGATCATTAGGATGGGAACCAAAAAAACAATTTGATGTTGAATTAAAAGAAATTGTCAAATATTATAGAAATAAGTTTATATGGTAAAAGTTAGTGATGTTATATCAGAATTTTTAGAAAAGAATAATATCGAAGTTGTATTTGGTATTATTGGATCTGCTAATTCTCATATATACAATTCCATAAATAACAAATCTAATATTAAATTAATTGCCGTACATCACGAACAAGCTGCAGTTATGGCAATGGGGGCATATTATAGATCCACCGGCAAATTAGCAGTTGCATTAGTTACAGCCGGCGGAGGATCTTCGAATTCATTTACTGGTATTTTATCCAATTGGGCAGATTCGATTCCTGGAATTATTATATCAGGACAAGAACAATCATATTATATTAATGAATATTCAGATATGAGAATGTACGGTATCCAAGGATATGATTCAGTAGATACATTTTCAAAACATACAAAAATGTCTGTTCGAATCACTAAAGAAAATGTATACGAAACATTTGAAAAAGCATTTGAAACAACACAAATCAATAGACCAGGCCCTGTATTTTTAGAAATACCATTTGATATTCAAGGACAAATGGTTGACGAACAACCTATCACCCCATTTAAAAAATTAAACACTCCAATGTTAAGTCCAAAAACATTAGACTTAATAGATTTACTTAACCAAAGTAAAAGACCAGTTATAATTGGAGGACATGGAGTTAAATTATCTCAATCAGAAAAATTATTTAAACAATTTATTGAGCAACATAATTTACCCACAATATTAACTTGGTCAGCAGTAGATTTACTTGAAGAAACTCATTCGAATAACTACGGCCGTTCAGGTGTTCAAGGACAACGTTCATCCAATTTTATAGTACAAAATTGCGATTTATTAATTGTAATGGGAAGTAGATTATCTCTATTACAAACAGGATATTCTAGAAAAGATTTTGCACCTAATGCAAAAATAGTTCATATTGATATAGACCCAACCGAAACAAATAAATTTGATGGATTACCAATTAATGAAGATATCGGAAACATCTTATATGATTTAATTTCAGTTGATTTAATTAAAGTAGACACTACGGATTGGAAATTATATTGCGATAACATTCGAAACAAATATCCTAGAGTAATGACTGAACATTTAGTTGATCCTACTAATTCATATACATTTATAGATTGGTTCTCAAACAAAGTACCTGATAACTATACAATTGTTACGGACATGGGAACTGCTTTGTTAAGTGGCTTTTATGGATTTAATATCAAACCAAATCAAAAGATGTTTACATCATTAGGTTTAGGCGAAATGGGATATGGTCTTGCCGCGGCGGTTGGCGCTGGATTTGGTAATAAGCCAGTATTATGTTTGAATTGTGATGGAGGTATGATGATGAATTTACAAGAACTTCAAACAATAAAGACTCACAATCTACCAGTAAAAGTTGTTATATTCAACAATGATGGCTACTTAATGATCAAGCATACGCAAAATATGTTATTTGGTGGAACGAAAACTTGCGTTGATAAATCAACAGGCGTAGAACTTCCAGAATATAAAAAAGTAGCAGATGCATTTGGATATGATTATTATACATTAGATACCGTTGATGATTTTTTAGCAGCTACCAATCAAAGTATTTTAGAAGTATTTATGGATCCGAATCAAGAATTTATACCTAAAGTAAAAGGTATCAAAAATAATGACAATACAATTCAAGCTGGATTACTAGAAGAAATGTCGCCATTGTTGCTTTTAGAAGATATTAAAGCGGCGATGATTTCCGGAATTAATGAACGAAGTAATAGTATAACGAGATGAAAATAAAAGTAGCAATTTTAGGTACAGGTAATATCGGTACCGATCTCATGTTAAAGTCAATTAAAACTGACTTTATTGATGTAGTAGCATTCGTAGGAAGAAGATTGGATTCTGACACGATGAGTATTGCTAAATCAAAAGGAATTAAAATATCAGATCAAGGAATTGATTATTTCAAAAATAATCCTAATTGTTGCGAAGTGGTATATGATTGTACTAATGCTACAGATGCTAAAGAACATGCTAAAATCTTTAAAGAACAAGGAATTAAAGTAATTGATTTAACGCCAGCAAAAGTTGGGGATATGTGCGTGCCCGATGTTAATGGAGATATTATATTAACAGATGATAATGTTAACATGATTACGTGTGGCGGACAAGCATCGATGCCAATGTTACATTTAATATCAAAACATTGTAAAGGATTAGAATATGTAGAAATTGTATCTCAAATTGCATCTAAAAGTGCCGGAATGGCTACGAGAATCAATGTTGATAATTACATTAAAACTACAAAAAATGCAATAACTAAGTTTACCGGATGTAAAAATACTAAAGTTATTCTCAATTTGAATCCTGCAGAGCCATGCGTTGATATGCAAACTACTATTTTTATTAAAACTAAAGAAATTGATTTCAATAATTTAACAGAAAAGATTGCAGAAAAAATAGAAGAATTAAAAACTTATATACCATATTACGAACTAGTATTGTCACCTACACTGAATGAAAACGGAGTAGTTGTATTAAGTATTAGGGTAAAAGGAACTGGAGATTATTTGCCAGAATATGCCGGTAATTTAGATATTATTAACTGTGCAGCAATTAAGATTACAGAAAAATTAAAACATTAACTATGAAAAATATAATCATTACAGATTCTAGTCTCAGAGACGGAAATCATAGCGTTAAGCATACTATTAGTTTAGACAGCATCGAAAGATATTGTCAATTTGCAAATAAAGCTGGAATACCTGTTGTAGAAGTAGGGCATGGTAATGGTTTAGCAGCATCATCGTTATTGATAGGAAAATCTCCTAATACTGACAAAGAAATGTTAACTATTGCTAGAAAAAATCTTAAATCATCAAAATTAGGAGTTCATACGATTCCAGGCTTATCTACTATTGATGACGCAATGTTAGCTATCGATTATGGAGTCGATGTATTTCGTGTCGCAACACATTGTACTGAAGCAACTTTATCAAAATCCCACATAGAATATTTAGCAAAGACCGGAAAAACGGTATATGGGGTATTAATGATGTCTGCTTTAATTACACCGGCCGAGTTAGCAGAACAAGCTAAGATTATGGAAGAATACGGCGCAGAAGCTGTTATCATTATGGATTCAACGGGTACTTATTTACCTGCAGACGTAAAAGAACGTATTAGTTTGTTAAAATCGCAATTAAACATTAAAGTTGGGTTCCATGCACATAATAATTTAGGGTGTGCTGTAGCTAATTCATTAGTAGCTGCTGAAAATGGCGCTGAATTGATTGATGCATGTATTCGAGGATTTGGGGCTGGTGCTGGTAATGCACCTTTAGAATTATTATTACCTGTGTTTGAACGTAGTAATTTTTCTACCGGAATTAGTTTTGAAGAAACGATTAAAGAAGCGGATCGCGTAATGGATTATTTAGTTCCAACACACCCTATATCCACCCCCATTAATGTTTTAACTGGATTAACAAAATTATTTTCCGGATTTGAAAAGCCGATAATTAAAGCATCTAAATTATATGGAATTGAATATTCATCTCTTATTTTTGAGTTAGGAAATAGAAAATTAGTTGCGGGGCAAGAAGATCTTATTTTAGAAGTAGCACAAAAGCTGAAGAATAAATGAAAATATTAATTACAGGTAAAAATGGTTACGTAGGACGAAGTTTGTATTCATATTTACATTCTAAATATGAAGTTACTTGCATTGGAAGAGATGATTTCGATTTAACCGATTCTATAGCTACAAATAATTGGTTTTCTGGAAAATATTTTGATGTAGTAATTCATACTGCAATCGTTGGCGGTCACAGAAACAAACTAGAAGACAGTTCAATTATAGATCAAAATATAAAATTATACTATAATCTTTTAAATCACCAAACTAATTATAATAAATTTATAAATTTAGGATCTGGTGCTGAACTATCTCATTCGACTCCGTACGGTTTAAGCAAATTTATTATTAGTCAATCGATTAACGATAAACCAAATTTTTATAATTTAAGAATATTTGGAGTGTTCGATGAAAATGAATTAGATACCAGATTTATTAAATCAAATATTAAACGTTATATTAACAAAGAAACGATCCAAATATACGAAAATAAATTAATGGATTTTATTTATATGAAAGATTTGGTTACTTTAATAGAATATTATATTAATAATAATAATTTACCAAAAACTTTAGATTGTATATATTCTGGAATGAAATTATATCTTTATAATATTGCTAAAATTATTAATACTTTAGATACATATGAAGTTCCGATATCCGTAGGAAATGATATATCAGGCTATGTAGGTCAATATCATCCTTTAGATGTAAATTTTATTGGATTAAAACGCGGAATAGAAGAAACGTATAATAAGTTAAAAGAAATGCTATGAATATAAAAATAATGTATCATATAATGCCATGGGAAATTGACTATGCATTACTTTCATTTATACAATTAAAAAAATCTAAGTATTTTTTATCAAATGAACATACAATAATTATTGATTCCGTTTTAAATTTATCTGACAAACTAATTGATTGGGAACAAACAAAACTTCCAAAAGATTTTTTTATACAAAAGTATGAAAATATTTCTATTTTATTGAATGATTATATTCATAATCCAAAAATTATTGAAGGAGATATTTTATACGGACATTTGGATTTACAAAAATCTGCTATGCATGAAACGGTAGATTATTATATAACAATTTGTCCAGATATGTATTTTCATGAACATTTATTAGAATATATCATACAGTCGGCGACTACAATAAAAAATGAATATTTCGTAATTACTCCGCAAATATGTAGAATGTGGGATGAAAGTTGGGAAATATTAACGCATCCCAAATTTGCAATTGGGCCGCATTATGGTTGGGAACACACCACCGATATATTTGATGTAGATTATTTTATTAAAACAACATCAGATCCGGTTAAATTAACACCAATTAATCAAGAAAAATGGGCAGGATGGTTCGATTTATATAGTAAATCATATTACGAAAAATTAGCACCAGTTCAAGAAGATTGGGTTGGGTATGGAGGATGGGATTATTATGGACTTGTAGTTAGTACAATTGCCAAACAACATGGATATGATTTTCAACAGTATCGACTAGATAATCAAATTATTTTTGAATATGGAACCGGACCGTTAGTTGGAAAAGAATTTTCTAGTTATTATAGAAATAATATCGTTAAGACTGATGTATCAGAACAACGAACTAATTTTAATCAAAATATTGATTTTTACATACAAAAAAGAATACAAGAATTATGAAAAATAACATATCATTATTAGTAGGATTAAAGAATAATTTAGACTACAACAAACATTTTTATGAAACAACTCGAGAACTTTATCCAGATACGGAATTATGTTTTGTAAGTTACGGATCAACTGATGGTACGCATGAATGGTTAGAATCATTGACAGACAACAATCTAAAGTATTTTTATTCTGAGGAACAAAAAACGTTTTCTGACACATTTAATAAGGCAGCCGAATTAGCTACTAAAGATTATGTAGCATACTTGCATAATGATATAGTACTTGCTCCAGGATTCATTGAAAATTTAGAAAAACATGTAAGTCATGAAAATGTAGTGTCATATACCACAATAGAACCGCCTATATTCGCAGGTCATGAACGTCCTGGTAAATTGATATATGATTTAGGTACCTCATTAGAGACGTTTGATAAAGGGGCTTTATATGAATTTGTTGAAACGCAACAAATCAAGTATAAAGATAAAACTGAATTGGGTATTACATTTTTTATGTGTATGCCTCGTATTAAACTCTTAGAAATCGGAGGAATGGATAATTTATTCAATCCAATGTTTTGTGAAGATGACGATTTAATTCGTCGTTGGCAACTATTAGGAATGAAATGTTTTACGGCATTAGATGCAATTTGTTATCACTTTGTTAGCAAGACATCAAGATTTTCAGAAGAGTATCAAAACCGAACTCAGCAAATTGAATTAGAATCGAATCGAAACTATATTAGAAAATGGGGTACTAAAACAAATACTCCTAAATATAATATTGGAATACTAGTTACAAATTGCAACATTGCTGTATTAGATTTATTAGAGCCATATTGTAATAGAATCTATATAGATGATGAAATGCAAGTTTTAACTACGCATTACATGGATAAGGAACAATCAAAAACACGATTTGATTTATCAAAACGAATTATGACAATTGGATACAATAATCCATATGATTATGATGATATCATAGTAGAGGTTGATGCAAAACGAATGACAAATCAAGATGCATCATACATATTCATGCTCCCTAACATCATACAAGAATCGGGTGAAGTTGGATCCTTTCGTTTAGGTAATTTGAAAATCACAATTCAGACTCTAGAAACATACGAAAAAGATCTTGTTTATTTATAACTAAAACATATTTATAATAAAGTTACTTATTCATAACTAGTTATATACAAACTTAGTGAGGTATATATGTCAAGAAAAAAGAGCTTTATTAACAGTATGTTTACGGATTGCAAAACCGGAGATGTATCGTCAAAACGTGTTATTGGAACTGTTGGGTTTGTATCATTATTAGTTATAATGTTTATCAATGCATTATATTCAAAATCTATCGCTCCTTCTCGAGAATTGGTTGATGCTATTCAGTATATTGTAATTGCTACAATTGTAGGAACATCTGCAGAAAAATTTGTAAAAGATAAAGGTAACGACGACCCAACAATTTAAGGAATAAAAATGAGTTTAGATCTAAAAAAAATAAAACAAGTTCCATTAAGAGAAACCCAATATGTTAAGGAAGAGACTCCAAAAAGTCAAATAGTATTGCATCATACTGCAGGAAATGCATCAGGAGTTGGTACTATTTCAATGTGGGACACTGATGATAGAGGTCGTATAGCAACTTGCGTAACTATTTCAGGACCTGGCGCAAAAGGAACTCCGGATGGGGAAATATGTCAAGCATTCTCTTCGAAGTATTGGGCATACCATTTAGGTATTAAGCCAGAAGTATTCAAAGCATATAAAGTATCATATCAGCGATTAGATAAAATTGCTATCGGAATAGAAATTTGCAATTGGGGGCCGATCTCGTTTAAAGATGGTAAATATTATAACTATGTTAATCGAGAGATGCCAGCAGACCAAGTAACTAAATTAGATAAGCCATATAAAGGTCATTTATTTTATCATCGTTATTCTGATACTCAAATTCAATCGGTAAAGGATTTGTTAGTATATTGGAAGGGAATTTACAAAATTGATTTAACATATGATTACGATCAAATGTTTACTGTGAATACAAAGGCACTGAAAGGTGAAAATGGGTTGTATTCACATAACAGTTATAGAAAAGATAAAACGGATATTTATCCATGTCCACGAATGATTGAAATGTTGAAATCATTAATATAATATTAATAGAATTAACGTGCAGTACAATATGAAAACACTTGCTACAGTAATTACAATATCGGTGTCATCAATGATAACATTTATTTGCTCATATTTTTATAACATGACCTTATCCCATTATGAACAATATTTGGCACTAATTGCTGTTATCTTCGTTGATGGATTTTTTGGAATTATTGCTGGCATTAAACGAGAAGGATTTCAAACACGTAAAGCACTAAAGGTTCTGCAGACTGCAGTGGTTTGGGTAATATTATTAACCATGTTGCTTTCCGTTGAACATGCATTTAAAGGTATGGGTTGGTTAAGTGAAACTATTTTAATTCCATTCTTGATATTTCAGATAATGAGTGCACTTAAAAATGCATCAATGGCTGGATTTATTAAAACACAATTGATTAATCATATTTTAGATCAGTTCGATCAACATAAAGGTTTGCGTCATCCAGTTACAAGAAAGCCTAGAAAAAATACTAAATCTTAATTTTGATTATGCAAAATTTATTCATATTATCATGATATGAATTACAAATACATTCTATTATCTTTTACATTATTCTTAATTGGTCAAATACTAGTTTGGATACAAGTCAATGGTCCATTAATTTGGATTTGGGCTAAAGAATGGCGATGGGCATTAATGTTGTTAGGTGTTCCTATTACCTGGTTATTCATGGAAGCAACTAGTTATGTTGTTCAAGGTTTTGGAGGATTATTTTGGCCCGGCCGATTTATTTCATTTTGTGCCGGTATCTTTATTTTTACATGCATGACATATCTATTTCGAGAAGAAAGTATTAATATGAAAACTACAATATCTTTAGTATTAGCATTTACATTAATATTAGTGCAACTCTTTTGGAAATCTTGATATTTATTTAAAAAAAAGAATTTGATATGAAACAGGACAACATGTTAAATAAAATACTAAAACGGGAATTAGATCCGTTAGTTAAGACGCCTACACTTAAACGTTTGAAGTTAGAGGCAAGTTTATCTGAATTACGTGCAAATTTAAATGAAGCTAGGAAAGAATTAAACGCAGCATCTAAAACACGTTTAGTTGAGTTTAAAACATCATCTTTAAGTAAAGTAGATCCAAATTTTAAAACTAAAAAACCATGGACTGATATTAAAGCTGAAACTGCATTAAAATATTTAGGAGCAAAACCGTTTAGCTTAGGAATTAATCCGCATGGCTATGAATTAGATGCATCGAATGATCGTCTTTGGTTTTATAGTGATGGATCCATGTGGAGTACTAATGCTACAAGAAAAATGGGATATACAATTGCTCCAGGCGGAAAAGAGTTGATAATATGGAATGATGCTGGTGGAGATAAATCAAAAACGGGTTTCAAATTAGGTACATTGAAAGTAGTTGGCGGCCAACCAAAATTTGAAATTTCAACTGAAAATATAGAAAAATCTAAAGAAGCAGCAAAACCGGCAGAAGAAGAAGATACTAGTCTATTAGGTATCAGTGGAGATACATTAGATACAATACAGACCGTATTAGATTGGGTAGGCTTTATTCCGGTATTAGGAGATATTGTAGATATTTTCAATGCACTTATATATTTTTTGCGAGGAAAAACATTCGAAGGATTTTTATCTTGTTTAGCTATAATACCGATAGTAGGATCTGGAATTAAAATGGGTATTAAAACACTATATAAAGGAGCCAGGTTACAAAAACTAGTTGAAATGATCACTGCGTCGTTTAAAACAGCAAAAACTAACGAAATCTGGGCAGAATTAGCTCGTTCGGGTGCAATATCAGGAGCTAATCTTAAAAAAGTTGGTACTGGACTTGAGTCAATTGCAGATGCAGCTGCATCATCACATAATGGCATACGATTAATACCAGGTATTGATGCTAATGCAGTTATAAAGGAACTAGATACACTTGAAACATGGATGCGAAACAGTGGTCGATCAATTGATGATTTAGCGGGTGCATCAAAACGAGGCGGATCAAAAGCTATATATGGTACTGCTCCCGAAATAGTAGATAAGATAAGTAGTCCGATACTTAAGAATTTTGGGAATTCATTAACATTTAATTTAGTTCCTAAGTTAAAAAAATTACCATGGTTTCCAGAACAAAAAGTAAAAAACATTGCTGCAGGCTTAGAAAAACGATTTGCACGGGAAATGTCAGCTGATCCTACTAAATTAACAATGTTGGTTAGAGCAACACCTAATCGAGGATTGATAGAAAAAGAATTAAGTAATTTATTCAATACTAGACTTAAAAATCTTCCTAAAGCAGACCAGGCATCATATATAAAATCCATGATGAGTGCTGGATTAGTTAAAAATAATCGAGTAGCATTAGAGTCTGCAGGGGATATTGAAAAGTTTTTACGCCATTCAAAAAATAATCCGGCAATAGAAGGTACATATGATGCAGCTGCAGATGCAATTGTAAATTATGCTAAGAAAAATGATTCGTTAGTCTGGAGTGGATATAAAACCGATCGATTAAATAATCTTAAAACGGTACTAAGTCGAGATATGATTCCCGATGGATCTAATTTAGCTAAAGAAATGGATTTTTCATTTGGTAAAAATATAGATATTATTTGGAATGAAATGCAAGATATGGGAGAATCATTTGGTCTTAAAGATAAAGATGAAGCAAATGGAGTAATTTGGCCTATAGTTACCACAGCTGTAGCAGAATATCTACCAGGTGTATATGATGCGGGGGTAGAAACAAAAACTTTAATTAAACAATTCAATGACAATCCAAAGGTAAAAGCAGCTAAAGATTATTTTACAGATAAAAGTCAACTTCCATATGATCCAGTAGCTTCACAAGGCGGTCAGTATAAATAACATTATGTTAGTTGAATATAAAACACATAGCAAATTGAATCCGAAACTTTGGGATGGAACTAGAATTCATCCCAAACTTCGGTCTGGTCTAATGAAAATTGCCATGGAGTTTTACAAATTCCTTGATGTTGATGTTGATGTACAAGATGTAATACTTATTGGTAGTAATGCAAATTATAATTGGACTAGATATAGTGATATTGATTTACATGTTGTTATTAACTATTTAGAAGTTGGAGATAATTTACATCTTGTTAAAAACTACATGCACGCCAAAAAGAGTATATGGAACGTAAATTATCCGCTCAAGTTTAAAGGAATGAATATTGAGTTGTATGCACAGGATTCAAATGAAAATTTACATTCTACGGTTGGAATATATTCATTAATGGATGATAAATGGGTTCGAAAACCAAATTCAACTACAATATCAATTGACGATTCAATGATACGACAAAAATCAGAATCATTTGAATATGAAATTGATGCACTATCAGAATCAGATCCACACGCTGAACAAAAAATAAAAAATATAAAAGACCGATTAAAACATTTACGGAGCACTGGACTCGAAGCGGAAGGGGAGTATTCATTAGAAAACATGGCTTACAAATACCTGCGTAATAAAGGCTATTTAGAACGTTTAAACCGCCTAGAACAAAAAATATCTAGAGGGCGTCTGTCAATAGAAAATACATTACACGAACAGAAACTAAGCAATATCAAAGATAAAGCAAAGGATCAAGTAAATAAACTAGTTCAAGCTGTAAAAACTGAATCTGATGAATCTAAAAAAGCTCTTCGGATGTTGATTCAACATGTTAACGGACAAAAATTATCTCCCGAAGAATGGAAATGGGTTAAAGAACAACTTAAAGATATTTTAAAGATGTTAGGATTGACTACAATTGCTGTTACTCCTGGTGGAAGTTTAATCGCGTTATTACTTAAAGCAATGAAAGCTGACAAATATATATTACCATCTGCATTTAAAAAACCAGAACACGAAAAAGAAGTTACTGAATCATTAATCTTGCATGTAACAAAAAAGAAACCCATGACATCCGATGATTGGTCTAATGTGGTACATAAAACTAATGCAGTTACATCTACTAGGGGTCAATGGGATCATCCAGGTAAATGCACAATGATTCCGACATCTAACGGACAAATAACAATGATAGGAGTTCCACATAAAGTTTTAGGTATTGATGAAACAGGTCATATGCAAATGATGCACCCAGATCAAGAATATCAATATGAAGGACGAAATGTATTTGAAATACCACACACAGCACAGTATCAAACAATGATCATGCAATTACAAAATTCAATTAGAAATGGAGGATATGATGCAAAATGGTAGTCGTGGATTGGGTGATGATATAAAGAAAATTACGTCGGCAACTGGATTAGATCAACTTGCTAAAAAGATAGCACAACTTCTAGATGAGGATTGCGGTTGTGATGATCGACAAGAATGGTTAAATGAACAAACAAAAAATTGGTGGCCTTATAAAAAAGGAATATAGATGGCGATAATAAATAAAACGGGTATTACTAATGGTGGTACTATACAAGCAGAACATGTTACACGAGCAATCGACGCATTGAGTGGAGGTAGTGCCGACTCAATTGCAGCAACAGGATCATTTACTGGATCATTCGCCGGAATACTAACAGGAACAGTTAACGGTAATTCTTCTACAGCAGCTGCTGTTAATACCGCTGCTGGAGCTGATAACAGTACACACTATGTATTATTTGCAAATAACACAACCGGCAATCAAACACCATTAACTGATACTAATTTAAAATTTAATCCATCTACTAATGCATTAACATTAACGGGATCATTAACTGCATCTGGTAGTTTAAACATGACAGCAGGCCCAACATCAAACGTTAATTTAAGCACGATTACATCAGCTGGACAATTTGCAATACCAGTAACACAACCTAGTACACCAGTTACCGGGTCAATGTATTATGATCCATCGGGTAATATTTTATACATATATGATGGTACCGCATGGAGAAACATTAATTAATATATCACTGATATTTATATAAAAGGAACATTATGAAACTTACAAAAGAACAAGTATTGGGTATCATTCGTCATGCATTGACATTTGTCGGAGGTATCTTTGTTATGCGTGGATTGGTTGATGAAACTATTGTAACAGAAATTGTTGGTGGAGCTATTACACTTACTGGTGCAATTTGGTCTATCGTAGAAAAGGCATAACATGAAACGGTTGAATGAATGTGGTTGTAATTCGGAGATAGATCATAGTAATTCCGAAAACTATATGTTTTTTCAGAATTTAAAAACTATTAAAAAAATGGTTGATGCTATGCTACAAATGGATCCTACGCAAGTAGACCAAATGCTTTCTAATGGTCATGGGTGGGCAGTAGATCATATTGCAACATCTAAAGACGATGTAGAAGAAGTTGGAGGATTTTTAATGGGCGCATCACAATCTACAGATTCATATAACACACAACAACCACAATTCATTCCGGTTGATTTTAAAAATCACTTAAAGAAATTGATGCCAGAACGAATTGAAAAAACAGAATCTGGTTATTTTGCGACTACAGAGACTGGTCGTAGATTATCAAAAAAACCTAAATCAAAGAAGGCTGCACTTAAACAACTTGCAGCGGTTGAAATTTCAAAGCATAAAAACTAAATTGTGTTTGAACAAATAGTACATAGTATCAATCACTATGGTAAAACAAAGTTAGCTCCGTCGCTCATATGTGACGGAGTTGGTGTTTTCGCAATAACAGAAATCGAATCTAGGTATGTATTATTTCAAGATGTAAATTCCGATAACATACATATTCCATATGAATTAATCAATGATATGTCAATACGTACACATTTAGCGTCAACATGTAATTCAGATAAACTTGGAATTTGGCTTTCTAGAACATATAATAATATTAATATGTCGTATTATATAAATCATTCTGAAGCACCAAATGTATATCATGACTTGGAGTTAGATAGATATATAACTTTACGAACTATACAACCAGGTGAAGAATTAACATGTATATATACTAAAGAGGAGATCGATTGGCTTACTTAAACGCAAACATACCAACAATAACTTGTTACATACGAAATGAGTTTTTATTTAATCATGAGAATGGACTAGGTGACTTTACTTTAGCTGATATTCATTCTGTTGCATCCATTCAAAAACGTGTCCCGTTATTTGAAGCATTTCTAGAAAATGGGGTTAATTGGACCAGGCGACCTATACATGCATTTGCATGGAAAAAGGATGCAGAACGATTACCATTAACAGAACATGTATATTGGGATTGTTTTTCTTCTTATATTGATGTACAGATTCGAGAACGATTATCTGGATTACGTGCTGATTTAATTTCTATAACTGGAGTTAAACGGCAAGGAGTATATATGTTTACATTAGATTGGTCACATGAAAATCGAAATGTATTAGATACTAACTTCTCTGAAACGCCAGAACATAAATGTGGGCATGTATTTAAAATGGATAATGGAAATTATTTTATTTATCCTAATAATCGAATCATATGGATGGATAATGCATGGACATTTAATCGTATTGATAAAAATCCAGGATACCGAATCGACATGACAGTATATACGGTTGAAGGTAAAGGTGGCTACGAAACAGATTACTCATATGTGACTGAATTTACTAAAGATAAATCTAATAAGTAATATTTATTAATATGAAACTAAGAGATTTACTATTCGAATCAAAAGATAAAAAAGATACTTTTGAATCATTTGCCGATACTCGCGAAGCAGGTGCTGAAAAAATTGTAGATAATGCAAAAAAGAAAGGAGGCTTAGCTCTTCTTACATGGCATCATTTTAAAGTTAAACTACCATACTATAAAAAAGCAGCAGCAGGTAAATTTGATTTAGATAAAGCTAAAAAAGAATTTGATGAAACATATAAAAAAATATCCACATCGATGACACAAATTGAATTTCAACGTGAAGTAGGACGTTTGGAAGTATTAGGCGAATTAATTATTCGTGAAGAATCTAAATAGCTTTGGATAGTTATATTTATTTTCTTATTATAAGAGTATGAATGAGAATTTTATTAATAAGTTATTGATAGCATCAATCAATCATATGAAAAACAATGATTGGGAATGGCCTGAGCATTGGGACACTGAACGTAAATTAAAATTTTTAGATCAGTGTTTGAAATATGCAGAAGATAATGAGTTTTACGAACAATGTGCAATAATTAGAGATGTCCAAAAAACAGTCAACGAATAAACGGGGTAAATGGCAAGTTATATTGCACAATGATGATGTTAATACATTTGACTATGTGATTGATTGTTTAATGCAGACTTGCGGACATAGTTATATTCAATCAGCTCAATGCGCGCATTTGGTTCATACTAAACTTCAATGTTCTATATTTGTAGATTCATATGAAGAATGCGAATCGGTATTTGAAGAATTGCAATCATATCAATTAACTGTTAGTATATCTAAGTATAAAAAATTATGAATTGGTTACGTAAATTTAAAATTGCATTGTTACATGCAAAGTTTCATAGAAACATGAAAAAAGCTATTGAAGCTCGAGAAGAACAAAATATTTTGGAATTTAAAAAATATATATACAAAGCAGAAGATGCTTGGAAACAAATAGTTATTTTAACAGAACAAACAAAATAAGTTATGGGCAGAAAATCAGCACACTCTGGAGAATCTCCAAAAGACAGATCAATAAACTTGATGGATAAGTTTATTACTAAAAATTCAAATCGAGAAAAAAATCAACCTAGACTACCGGCACGTAGAAAAGATCCATCGATTCCTATTAATTTGTGGCCACTTAAAGACCAACTTGAATATTGGAATACACGTACAGATGCAGATCGGTTTGATGATGCATATCCAATTTACTCTACATGGTATGATGAAGTAAAACAACGTAGCGGATTGTATCCAGCAACATTCGTAGACTTTACGTCTAAATTTAAAGATGAAATGAAACAAATGTTTGAGGACAAAGTATTTCCAAAACATGCAATTTTAGATTTAAGAAAAAAAGGTGTATATTAATGAGCCAACAGTATAAGTATGTTTATGGTCGTGGTAGGTCTTCATATGATCTACCCGAGTCTGATATACGATATGCAATGTCTAATACCAAATCTAATGCTGAGGCGGCAAGATTTTTAAAAGTATCATTTACCACATATAAAAAGTATGCTAAGATGTATGTTGATTCTGAATCAGGAAAGACATTATATGATTTGCATACTAACCAAGCCGGCGTTGGTATTTCAAAAGATACTCCCCGAGCTACATCGGGGATGTATAGCATCGAAAAAATATTAGAAGGACAATATCCTAATTATCCAGAATGGAAACTACGTAATCGACTACTTGCACTAGCTATACTTGAAGAAAAATGTAATTCTTGCGGATATGATGAACGAAGAATAACTGATGACACAGTACCTTTGTTATTAGATCATCTAGATGGGGACGTTACTAATCATCGAATAGAAAATTTGCAGATGCTTTGTTTGAATTGCTATTATCAGCAAACAGGAAATCCATTTAATAAAGAAAAGGAAATTTTTTGGAACTATAATCTATTAGATTAATATTTATAATAGATGATATCCTTAAAAACATTGATAATTGAAGGTCGATATGATAGTATAGTTACCGAACTATCTAGAAAGCTATTAACAATTATTAAAGACAGTTATTCGTCAGTATCGAATCCAAACGGAGAATTTTCAGGACAGAAAATATATTTTAAACGAGCTGACCAAGTACCCAATATTGATAATGACAACGAATTCCGACACATTTATTTTGAGGAAATAGAAAACACTCAGATACCATTAGATTTTTATTTGCAACTTAAAGTTCAATGGATTGAAGGATTTGATGATTTTCGATTCGGAGGAGATGCTTACAATGAAACTAAACGTCAAGCTGAAGATATGCCGTTAATTGAAATCAGATTCGAAATTGATCCGGCAGATTATCCTAAAATATTAAACGAAGTAGCAATGCAGCTTCGTGATGTTCTTCGACATGAAATTGAACATACAACACAGTCAGGATGGAATACAATTGATAGTAAATATATTCCTTCCGACCAAGCAATGCGTAAAAAAATAAATAGCGGACAACTTCCTCCATCTAGATATTTTACGTTACCTAAAGAAACCCCGGCAATGATTCAGGGTTTATATTTTAAAGCCAAAAAAAGTAAACAGCCATTTGCAAAAGTTGTTGATGAATACTTAAACATATGGGTTTCTAACAACACAATCACTGCAGATGATAAAACTCAAATAATAAATACTTGGAGAACATATCTCCCTAAATTAGGAATACGACAGGAGTTGTAATGAAAATGTATATTGATGAATCCGATCCATGTTGGTCTGGATATGAAATGATTGGAATGAAAAAGAAAGGTGGACGTAAAGTTCCTAATTGCGTTCCAATTAATGAAGCAGAAGGATATTGTTCAGAATGTTTAATTGAATACATCAAACGTTCTGTAACAGAAGAAGACTATATCGATGTAATCCAGCCAGGACTTAATGAATCAGAATACAGAGGACGCAAGGTTAAATTAGGTAAACCAATGCGCGGTGATGTAAAGAAGTTTAAAGTCTACGTTAAAAATGATAAAGGCAACGTTGTAAAGGTTAACTTCGGAGATCCTAATATGAGAATACGCAAAAGCAATCCCGCACGTAGACGTTCATTTAGAGCTAGACACCGTTGTGAAACTCCAGGTCCTAGATGGAAAGCAAGATATTGGTCTTGTAGAAACTGGTAATTTGGAATTTTAACTTTTAATTATTATAATAGGAATATGGAAATGGCGGATCGAATCGAAGAAATCATGATGGAAGCGTATGCATATGGCATACATGAAGAAGTGTTTGACACAGTTAAACAGATACAACGACATCATCCACATAATTTAGCTGGAGCATATGAAGTTGCATTCCAACAAACCATGTCACGTTATGAAGACTCAAATTCTAAAGATTAATTTAGGAGCTAGCAGAAAGTCTCAACTCGAACAAGGTTATTTTGATGGCCGGTTCGTGCAAAGAGCCCAACAATCTAAAAAAGTATATACTCGTAAACAAAAACACCAAAAAACAAACTATGAATAGAATATTACTATTGTTAGCAGTAATGATATCATTATGCAGCAAACCTCAGACAGTTATTCAATATGACTATATGGAAACCTTCTCTGCCGGGTATGCAACAGCCGGATGGTGGACTCCTGCACTTACTGCTGGATGGTTTACTAATGCATCTGTTACGCCCACACTTAGTGCCGTGTTATACGGTACTGGTACTGGAACATCTGCTAATGAGCAAGACTGGTATTCTTTACCTAATGTAACTGGATTAGATCCGGCAAAACAATATCAATTGAAATTCCGATTATCATCTCGTACGTTTTCAGCTACTACCGCAACGACTCGGGGAGTGGATGTGGCAGACTTAATTGAAATACAGGTATCAACAAATGGTGGTACCACTTTTATATCGCAGCTACGTATAACAGGAAATAGCAATGCACAATGGACATATGCTAGCACAGGAACTATATTTCATACCGCGAATGGCACTTTCACAAACTCAGCAGCACCAGCCGGAGATATATATCAAGTACCTGCAGGTATTACGACTACAGCTCCATCGATGGTTATGTTAAATCTACAAACAGGCTTCACACAAGTTGCTATTGATATATTTTGTAGAGTCAACTCAGCAGGCGAAGAGTGGTGGATTGACAATATAGAGTTGCTAGATGTAACACCAGCTCCACTCCCGGTTGAGCTAACTTATTTTGATGGTGTAAATGTAGATGGTGTTAACGTATTAAAATGGCAAACTGCCTCAGAACATAATTCGTCTCATTACACATTACATAGAAGCCAATCAGGTAACTTTACCGATGCTGACATTATCACAATTACTCCGGCAGCAGGCAACAGCACGATATTAATAGATTACACCGAAACAGACAAAACATATGATCCATGTATTAATTACTATAAATTATTTCAACATGATAATGATGGAATTATTACGGAATATGGTCCAATAGCAATTGACAATAGTGATAAAACACGTAAAATTGTAAAAATAATAAACCTTCGAGGCCAAGAAGTATATCCAGAAAATTTTTCCAGTACTGGCATTTATATTGAAATTTATGATGATGGTACCATGAAAAAAGTTATCAAATAATTTGGATTTGTACAAATAATTCATTATATTTATAGTATAAAAAATGAGTTATGAAAAAGAAAATTTTTGGTACAATTACCGATAACACGGTATTTGAAGTAGGAACAGGATTAGACATTAGTGCATTGTTCCGAGATGTAATGATTAAAGCTGCGGTTAAGAATGGCAAAGCATTAGCATTTGATGAAGACACGGGCCGAGCTCGTCAAATAGACTTATCAGAAATTCCCGCCGAACGAACAATAATTGAAACTCAAGTTCAACCTGCGGAGATGGATGCTGCAATGGCTCTTATCACAAATGCCGCTAACATCAAACCAAATGATTTAGAGATGTCCGACATCAAATGGAAGTATCTTGTACGGTCAGCAGTTCGGGGCAAGAACATCATGATGGTTGGTCCTGCAGGTTGCGGTAAGACTCAAGCAGCAAAGGCACTTCCTCAAGCAACGGATCGTCCTTTCTTTTATTTTAACCTAGGTGCAACTCAAGATCCTAGAGCCACTCTTATTGGTAACACGCATTTCAAATCCGGAGAGACTACCTTTGATGAATCTTCATTTGTGAAAGCAATTCAAACGGAGAATGCAGTTATTCTTTTAGATGAATTATCTCGTGCGCATCCCGAGGCATGGAATATCTTAATGACAGTATTAGATGAAGGTCAACGCTATTTAAGATTAGATGAAGATATTGATTCGCCTACAATCCAAGTAGCATCAGGAGTATCATTTATTGCAACTGCAAACATAGGTACCGAATATACATCAACGAGAGTATTAGACCGTGCCTTGATGGATCGTTTTGAAATTATCGAAGTAGACATTTTGACTTTAGAACGAGAAGAAGCATTGTTAGCAAAGCGTTATAGCAACAAAGTATCTGCAGATTTGATTCATGCAGTAGCAGACATTGCAGATTCTACCCGTAAAGAATGGAGATCTGAAACCGGTAAGCTAACTACCATGATATCCACTCGTATGACGGTGCGCGTATGTGAATTGTTAGCAGATGGATTTACGCTTTCCGATGCATCTGAAGTAGCAATATTGCCTTTCTTCGATGCATCGGGAGGAGCGGATTCAGAAAGAACATTTGTAAAACAAATTATTCAGAAACATATGGCAACCGCCGAACAAGATATTTTCAATACAGGAAATGATACTTCATCAGAATCAATTCCATTTTAAAATCTTTTTCATAGCTCGAAAATGGAGTGAGCCGTTTAACCTGATTAGGCATAACGGTTAGTGTGAACCAGCTCCATTTTTTTAACTTTTTGGTTGGATCATACTGAAAAATTTCTTATATTTATAATATAAAATAATTGAGATATGAAAAAAGACTTTGGCTTTAAGGGTTATGAAAATCGTCAAGCATCTAGCTTTTGGTTACGAGAAGATTTTGATACATCGTTCCGTAACGGTAGCAAACATGATTATACAAAGTTAGCAGCTGCACAAAGAGCAATTGGTAACTTCGTTAATATTGTTACAGGTCAACAAATTCCCGTAGTATTTCAAAGCAATGATTCTAGTTACACAGACGGCAAGAAAGTTGTCATCGGTACTAAATTAGAAGATAAGAATTTTGATTCTGCTGTAGGATTAGCATTGCATGAAGGGTCGCATATTGCATTCACAGATTTTTCTTTGTTCGAAGGTGCAACTCGATTAAGCAATTCAAAATTTGGTAATCACGTTCGTATGCGAGGTTTAGATCCGGATATGGATATGAAAGAATCAGACTTTAGGATAATCAAAGATTTATTAAATTGGATTGAGGATCGTAGAATCGATTATAAAATTTATACTAATGCTCCGGGATACCGTATGTATTATGAAGCAATGTATAACAAGTATTTCAATGACAAAGTTATCGATAAGGCATTGTTAGTTGGAGAAAAAACCAATGAAGATTTTGATTGTTATTTGTTTCATATCATTAACTTTACTAATTCAAATAGAAAATTAGATTCATTAACACAGCTTCGAACCATATGGAATCTTATTGATTTAAGAAACATCAATCGTCTTAAGACAACTTTAGATGCATTGGATGTGGCGTGTGAAGTTTATAAAGTAATAAAGACAGCAGTTAATGAAGCGGAAGTAGAAGCTAATGTATCAGATTCATCTAATGACACAAGTGAATCAGGATCAACGCCGGGACAAGGTAACGGATCTTTTGCAGATTTAGATAATGATACTGATGATAGTGATATGTATTCTGATGACAATGATATGGATTTTGATCCATCAGATGCACAAGAATCATCAGATCAGACATCACTTTCTAAAAAAGAACAAGATAAACTAGAAAAGGCTATTGAAGCACAACGAGATTTCTTAAGAGATAACGTTAAAAAGACAGGTCGTTTGTCAAAGTCAGATGCTAAGATTGTTGAAGCAATTAAAGAATCGGGTACAGAAACTAGAATGGTATACACCGATGACGGAGGCGTTGGATGCCCTGTAACTACGGTTGTTATCAAAAAAATAACTCCGAGTATTATTCAAAGTATACCATCATTGTTTGCGTCATATTCTTATGAATACGCATCGGGGCAAAAAGTACTTGATCCCGTTAATCCAACGTATTCAGCTAGAGAAATCGTAAACACAGATAATGCAGTTAACCGAGGCATCTTATTAGGAAAACGTTTAGGTGCTAAGTTGCAACTAAGAAATTCGGATCGCAGTTTAAAAACAACCCGGCTTACTGCAGGGAAAATAGATCGTAGATTGATATCGCAATTAGGATATCAAAATGTTAATGTATTTCAACGCATCGTAACGGATCGTTATAAAAACTATTTTATTCATATTTCAATTGATGCATCCGGATCTATGTCAGGAAAAAAGTTTCGCAATGCAATTACGTCAGCAGTAGCAATTGCACAAGCAGCATCAATGACGACAGGTATACGAGTACAGATATCAGTTCGTGGCACTGAAAATGTAGGAAGTAATACCGAAAAAGCTGTTACGATATATGCATATGATTCGGCACACGATAAAATGAATAAAATTAAAACATACTTTAAGTATCTAGATACATTTGGATGTACACCTGAGGGAATAGCATTTAAAAGTATCGAACAAGATATCAAAAAGGATGCTAAAGGAGATGAGTGTATCTTTATTAATTATTCAGATGGTGAGCCAACAAGTGTAACCGGTGTCGCTAATCGTTATGATGGTGTTCGGTTTACTAAAAAAGTTGTTAATGGATTTCGAGATTTGGGTATTACGATAATTAGTTATTTTATATACGAATCATATTTATCGGAAAGTACACAAAACAATTTTAGAACAATGTACGGATCGGACGCATCATTTATCAATCCAGTCGATATGACAGATATCGCTAAATCAATGAACTCAAAATTCTTGGAAATTTCAAAATGATGTATATTTATTATTATAATGGCTTACTTATATAAACATATTAGACTTGATACCAATGAAGTATTTTACATTGGAATTGGATCTGATGATTTATATAAACGAGCGAATAGTTTGCAGTCTCGGAACAAGCATTGGAAAAATATAGTAAATAGTACCGAATATAGAGTTGATATAATTGAAGATGGTTTATTATGGGAAGATGCGTGTAAACGTGAACAAGAATTAATTATACATTACGGCCGACGTGATTTAGGTACTGGGACATTAGTTAATTTAACAGCTGGCGGAGAAGGATTGTATAATCCGGCACGCGAAACGAGACAAAAATTATCAGAATCGCACAAAGGCCGAATTCCATGGAACAAAGGATTAAAAGGCGTATATCATCATAGTGATGCTACACGAGAAAAACTGAAATGTAAACGCCCCGGAGTTTCTGAAAAACTAAAAGGACGTAAACAGACTGCAGATGTTATACAAAATCGTGTACAGAAGAATACAGGTCAAAAACGTAGTACCGAAACAAAATTAAAAATATCTAAAGCTACGTTAGGAAAACCTAAAAACAAAAAAAAATAAGTAATCATTTGGATTATCAATAAACAATATTTATATTAAAATAAACAAGTTATAAAGGAATAATAATCTATGGCAAAACAAATTGAATTTAATTCAGATGCACGTGCAAAATTGAAAGCAGGTGTTGATGCATTAGCAGATGCAGTAAAAGTAACACTAGGTCCAAAGGGACGAAATGTAGTAATCGCTAAACAATTCGGAGGTCCGCACGTAACCAAAGATGGTGTATCGGTAGCTAAAGAAGTAGTTCTTAAAGATCCTATTGAAAACATGGGTGCACAAATGGTAAAGGAAGTTGCATCTAAGACAGCAGATATTGCTGGAGATGGGACTACTACGGCTACTGTATTAGCACAAGCATTGGTGACTGCAGGATTAAAAAGTGTAGCAGCAGGAGCTAACCCAATTGATTTAAAACGAGGAATTGATAAAGCAGTAGGATGCGTTGTCGACGAACTTAAGTCAATGTCTAAAGAGGTTGGAAATGACAATGACAAAATCAAACAAATTGCAACCATTTCAGCAAACAATGATGAGACTATTGGTTCATTGATTGCAGAAGCAATGAAAGTAGTTGGTAATGATGGTGTTATTACCGTAGAAGAAGCAAAGGGAACTGAAACAGAAGTAAAAACTGTGGAAGGTATGCAATTTGATAGAGGATATCTTTCTCCATATTTTGTAACAAATCAAGATAAGATGATTACAGAGATGGAACAACCATGCATCTTGCTTGTTGATAAAAAGATATCTTCAATGAAAGAGTTGTTGCCAATTCTAGAACCAGTTGTACAAACCGGAAGAGGTTTACTTATTATTGCTGAAGATTTAGATGGCGATGCATTGGCTACTTTGGTAGTGAATAGGATTAGAGGTGCATTGAAAATTGCAGCAGTGAAAGCTCCTGGGTTTGGTGACAAGCGCAAAGAGATGTTAGAGGATTTAGCTGCATTGACCGGTGGTACCGTTATATCAGAAGAAAAAGGATTGACACTTGCAGATGCAACGTTGGATCATTTAGGTAGTGCTGAGAAAGTTGAGATTACTAAAGACAAAACCACTATCATTAATGGTGATGGCGAGACTGAGGATGTTAGAGAACGAGTAAGACAAATTCGTATGGCAATTGAAAATGCAACATCGGATTATGAAAAAGAAAAACTTCAAGAACGTCTTGCAAAATTAGCCGGAGGTGTAGCAGTACTTTATATAGGAGCTCCTACAGAAACTGAGATGAAGGAAAAGAAAGATCGTGTTGATGATGCATTAGCCGCAACTAGAGCAGCAGTCGAAGAAGGTATTGTACCTGGCGGGGGAGTTGCTTTGATTAGATGTATCAGCTCATTAAACCTTGTAAATCCGGCTAATAAGGATGAAAAGACAGGTGTAGATATTGTATGTAATGCATTATCATCTCCATTATGCCAAATTGTAGAAAATGCCGGAGGTAATGGAAATGTAGTAGTTCATTTTGTTAGAAGTGGACAAAATAGTGACGGATACAATGCTCGTACCGATGAATATGGTGATATGATTGAAATGGGTATTATTGATCCAACTAAAGTAACCAGAACGGCTATTGAGAATGCGGCATCTATTGCATCAATGATTTTAATGACCGAATGTGTTATTGTGGATGAGCCATCAAAAGATGATGTACCAATGGATCCAGGAATGATGATGTAATGGAAATTATTAAACACGAAGATAAGGCATATGGTGTATTGAGGCAAGTCCCAATGCACCGTTTTGCTGAACGATTTGATACGCAGCCTAATGGGGAACATGTTAACATGTATAAGCAATGGATTGGTGCTGATACAATAATACAGACAGATACTCATTTCATGTTCTGTGAATTAATTCCAGATGTAGATTTTGAAATAATAGAATAATTTCATATAATAAGTTATGACAGAAAAAGAAGTACAATTACTAGGATTTGAAAAGCAGCTCGAAGATGAAGGCGGCTGGTATTATTACACATACGATGTGGTTCGTGGATTTTCATTAATCACAAATGCTGATGATGAAGTTGGTGAAGATGGTGAATGGTTTGTAGAATTTTTTGAATCAGAACCAGCAATACGATTCTGGAAGTTTGCAGAAGTGCAAGCTCTCATTAACATGTTACAAAAGCATATTGTGAAATGAAACTAATGCTCCCGATCGGCTTGTTAGTATTAACTAGTTGTGCTACCGCTCCCGTAACACAAGTTGAAGCATACCAAATTCATTGGGAAGACACAGTTGTATATGAAGCAACGCATTGGCACATACAGGATGTTGCCGGCCGATGGAATTGTGTAGAACTCGATTCGGATACTATAGTATTGAGTATACATGACACGATCTATGTTAAAACAACAATTAATGACAAAAAAACCAAAATACGAAATCCCAGAATATGATCCATATACTGGTGAATTAAACCCATATTATACGGAACTAACAAACATGAATAAACAACCAAAATTCAAGGTAGGTGATAAAGCTCACAAACCAAAAGGATATGCATTTCCGTGCACTATCATCGGAGTATTTGAAAACTTAAAAGGAGATATCCGTATCGTAGGAGAGATGGATGAATACGGATTGTTGCATATCTTCAATGAAGATCAATTAGAACATTATGACTAAAGACCAAGCAAAAGACAAACTTATTAAGTTATTCTGGATTCAAATAGTAGACCTATCCATGATGTCCAAGATTGAACTAGGTGATGATGTGATTGCTGAGATTAAGAAACTTAAACAGATCATTAATGAGTAAGAAAAAAATAATCAACATCGACTTAAGCGGTTGTAAAAACTGGAGAGAGTGTGAGAAAGTGATTGATCTAATTAGATCAGGTAAAGTCAAAATTACAATTGCAAAACAAAAATGAACACACTAGATAAACAATACACCAATCTACTGCAGGACATCCTAGACAATGGAGTAACAAAGGAAACTAGAAATGGAGGCACACTTTCAGTATTCGGCCGACAGATCCGACACCGCATGTCAACGGGCTTTCCTTTACTTACAACAAAGAAGATGCCATTCCGTACGATAGCAACAGAGTTATTGTGGTTCCTACGTGGTAAGTCAGATATTAGGTTTTTATGGGAAAACAATTGTAAAATCTGGGACGGTGATTGGGAGAAAAATTACAAAGCTACTTGTTCTGAACCATATACATTAGAAGAGGTTAAACAGAAAGTAAAAGATGGCAATCATTCATTTCACGATTCTATGTTTGATATGGGGCAACTCTATGGTAAGCAGTGGCGAGAATGGAAACAATTTATCCCATATAATGTAACAGAGGAAAATTGCCAAGTTGCGGTCAAAGTTACAGACCAAATCGCAAACCTAATCCGCGACCTTAAAACAAACCCAGACTCGCGACGTCTAATGGTTTCGGCTTGGAATGTTGGAGAATTAGATTCAATGGTACTTCCACCTTGTCATTATGGATTTCAAGTTTATACGAGAGAGTTGAGTGAAGATGAGAGATATAATTTGCTTTCAGATGATGAAAAGAAAAGTTTTATCATTGCAACAAACCCTGATGTGAAATATGGTGAAGAAGTTAAATACACATTAGATACGTTCTATAAACATATCCCAACAAGAGCAATCTCTTTAATGTGGCAACAGCGCAGCTGCGATACTTTTCTCGGTCTGCCATTCAACATCGCATCTTACGGCTTGTTATTAGAAATCATTGCTAAGTCAGTGAATATGGTTCCTGATGAATTGATTGGTAACTTGGGCGATACTCATTTGTATTTGAATCACATTGAACAAGCAAAGGAACAGATTGGTAGAGAATTGAGTTTAGAAGAAAGGCATCAATTAGCATTACCAATTTGGAAAGAAAACTACGGACCTTTAGCTGATATGATGGTTGCTACTAATATAGATAACACACCTTACAAAATCCCAACCCGAACAAGACAACCATTCCCTTTACCAACCCTAAACATCAACACAGAATGGTGGCCAACCGAATCCGGCGAGTGTGGTGTAGGTCCTATTGATGCTGCAGCAGTATTCGCAGGGTTTACTAACGACAACTTCTGTAAGTGTTTGTTGGAAGAAGACTTGCAATTAAGTAACTATCAAGCACATCCATCAATTAAAGCACCTTTATCAAATTAAAATTATGAAAATAGGAATAGATCGAGTTTTAGGACAAATATACCTTCTGCCTTATGTGAAAATTACTCACACTAAATGGTTGAATGGTAGCTATGAATTTATTATTGGATGGTTTAACTATCAGATTTTTATTAGAACGAAGTAATTAATAAACATGAAAACAATTAAGATTCGTTACGTAAAAAGAAATGATACCTACTATATGGAAAGAAAAAGTTTCTTCGGTTGGAGAAGATTAGGTTATTTGTTGGATATGGCCTAAGGTAGGATTGGCAATCATATACATCAACAAACAAAGAAGAATTATTAAACGAAGTTTTAGATAAACACTATATGATGTGTAAAAAACACGTTGAAGTAATAGAATACCCAATGATAAAAGAATACTAATGGAACTTTCGGAGGTAGGCTGATATTTATATAAAAGGATATGTTATGCCGTATGTATACGAAACACGTAATTTACTAACAAACCAAAAATACATTGGATATTGTTCGAAACATCCGGACATATCTAAATCTTATTTAGGATCCGGAAAAATAATATCTAGTGCAATTAAAAAATACGGAAAAGAAAATTTTCAAAAAACAATACTTAAAGAATTTGATACTGAGCATGAAGCCAGAATGTATGAAGAATATTTAATAGAAAAGTATGATGCTATTAATGATATAATGTTTTATAATTTAACTAAAGGCGGATATGGAGGTTGGTCAGAAAATGCTATACAATCTAAATCATCTGAACAAACCAGAAATAAAATAAGAAACACACTTACGGGTAGAAAGCGACCAAAAGAAATAGGACAGAAAACTGGAGCTAAACTAAAAGGAAGAAAACAATCGCTAACCGAAATTGAAAATCGTCGACAAAGTTTATTAAACTATTATAGAACGATCGATAAATCAGAATTAACTGGTCGTTATAAAAAAATATCAAATGCATTAACTGGTAAACCTAAATCAGATACTACAAAAGATAAATTAGGTAAACTTAATGCAAAGTATTCAGATGAAGTTGTATTACAAATTAAAAAAATGATTAACGATAATGTCCCATATAAACAGATTACGGCGATATATGGCATAGGCGCAGAATCAATTACTAGAATTAAACAAGAAAAATCATATAAATGGTTATGGAGAAAATGATGGAGTTGATATCATCCTATTTAATTAAAAAATCTGACCTAGGTTTCCATGGTAATCTCTTTGGTGGAGCACTTTTAAGTTGGCTGGATATTTCAGCAGCAGGTTATGCAATGCAATTGTGTGATACGCCTAGAATGGTTACTGTATCAATTGACAAATGCAACTTCGAAAGACCGGCTCGGGAAGGACAACTCTTAAAAATATATGGACGTCCACAAGCAATAGGCAATTCTTCTATCAACTTATATATAGAGGCACGAGCACACAATGTATATACTGGCAATCAGGTCGTTGTACTCAAGACTCATATCAAATTTGTGCACATTGATGAAGAAGGACATCCTATTCCGTTAGGGGAAAAGGCTCGTAATCGAGTTGCTAAACTAGTAGAATCTAAGTAATTAATATTTATTAATATGAAACAGTTATTGATATTATTCATATTATTATGTAGCAATGCATATTCGCAATGCAATGGCACACAATCATTCACATTAACACCACCTCCGGTAGGTAATCAATATCTTCCTGGCCAGGTCGTAACAATGTGTTTTACAATGAATGGATATTCCCAAGCTGGATCGAATTGGATAGAAGGATTTGATTTAACATTAGGACCTGGTTGGGCAAGTGTGCAGCCAGCAATACCACCTGCTAACTGTGGAGGTAATGCGTCAGGCGGTCAGTGGCTATGGACGTTAGCTGCAAATACTCCGGTAGGACTTGTAGGACCTGGTTACTTCTTTGACTTAGACTTGGATGGACAAACAGCAGATGACTTTGGTGACTCTGGCGCGTGTGTATGGACTTTTTGTGTAACACTTACGGTGGCACAAGGATGCACACCACAAAATTTACTCGTTGCAGTAACTCCTGGCTCGGATGGACTTTGGGGAAGTTGGGGCAGTACAAGCTGCGACGGAGCTACACCATTTCAAGTATTTAACGGAACTATTAACCCACAGCTACCTGGTATAGGAGCTATATCACACAATTAATGTTATGAAGAAACTATTATTATCATTGAGTTTATTTGCTTGTACAAGCGCGTATACACAGTTAACAACTACTAATCCGGATACAGTTTGCTATCAAACTCCTGGATCTATTTATTCAGTAACCAACACTCCAGGTAATACTTATACATGGACCGTAGCCGCTCCAGGAGTAATTACATCGGGACAAGGAACAAACCAGATTGGAGTCAATTGGTCTGCAGCAGCTCCTGGCCTAATACCAAATGCCGTAAGTGTAGTAGCATCAAATGGTTCGGGTTGTAATTCGCCAGCATCGAACCTCAACGTATTCATTTTGCAGATTGTTCCTAGCATCACAGCATTAGGTCCATTTTGTAGCACAGATGCGTGTGTAGCAGTAACAACCTCTCCTGCAGGAGGCGTATTAACCGGAACGGGTGTTGTAGGCAATACATTTTGTCCCGTAACGGCAGGAGCGGGAACATGGCCTTTAACATATACAGTAACACAGGGAGGATGTACATTCACCGCTACCACTTCAGTAACAGTTAATCCAACTCCAACCTTATCACCGATATCACACAACTAATGAAAACGTTATTATTTATATTGATGTCATTTAACGTTGCGGCACAACAGCTTGTAACGTTATGTAACGGACAATCGCAAACATATTTTTATTCTGCAGAAGCAAATTTACCAGGCGAGACTGAATGGGAAGTTGATGGAGAATATCATTATGGCAATCCAATTGGATTAACGTGGAGTGATACTGGCGTATATGTGATCACAGCTACACATTGGTCATTAGATTGTCCAAGTGAACCAGTAACATATACCGTAACGGTTAAAGAATGTGAACAATTAATTTATTACATTCCAAACTCATTTACTCCAGATGGAGATGAATACAATCAAACGTGGGGGCCGGTGTTTACCTCAGGCTTTGATCCATATGATTTTCATTTGTTAGTATACAATCGTTGGGGAGAAACGGTATGGGAATCTTGGGATGTTACGGAACGTTGGGATGGCACTTATAACGGCTCAGTAGTTCAAGATGGCATTTACAATTGGGTAGTTTGGTTTGGCGACAAATACAATGATGCTAGATACTCAGATCGAGGACACATAACAATTTTAAGATAACGGTTGGATTCGATTGATTTATTTCTTATATTTATAGTATAAAAATAAAGAAATGGAGATTATTAAATTTGGCGACATAGCTTGGCAATTGGTAGATTATACCGGCCGCATTTTGAAAATAGGCACATATGATGAATGTTCGGATCGTTTGTGTGAAATTGAAAATGATGAGTATCGCAATTTTTTATCATATTCAGGTATTTAAAATGTTCCGTTTTACGGATTAGAATATCGCGGAGTGGTGGCATTATTAATTAGGTTCGACTCTATATTTATAATATAGGAGTTGTATGAAAACGTGTAAGAAATGTGG